ATGAACAGTTATATCCCGCTACATTATCACGGTCTAATGCTTTACCCGCAGTCATCATAGCTCTCATAGAAGGCATGACTCTCTTGTCAGCTATAGCTGTACCTATGTCTGCTATATCCTCCCCTTCTATAAGCCCCTTATCAACCCAGTAATCTACGTACCTAGACACAGTTTCATCCCACGATTCTCTACGTTGTTGTTCGTCTAAGTACCGTGCGTATTTACTTTGATGAATATAATCTTCATATAACTTCATTAAAATTAATCTCCTTCTATCTCAAATTTATTTAAATTATCCACTAGTCTATCATGGAAATTTTCCAATAGTTCTTCCGTGGTAATCTCTAGTATCTCTACTATTAAGTCTGGATCATACTGACTAGAGATGCACTTCTTAACTTCATCTAGTGTGAGAGTCATCCTACTTTACTCCCATGTACTTTCTTATTCCATCTCCCTTTCTGATTAAGTACCATAGGTACTAGTACAGGCTGTCCTCCATTAGAATTAAACGTATACTTGTCTACCCACTTCCACTTAGCATCTAGCTTATATAGTTTATTGTAATCATACACCATAGACGCAGGTAGTCCACAAGTCTTTAGCTTCCTCTGTGGTATCTTGTCGTGATTGCCCTCGGTTATAATCATGCTAGGAAATATATCTTGTAACTCATTACAGTACTCCATAGACTGATAGTACTCTTCCTCTGGACTAAGAGCATCAGGCTCAGACTCATGGTAGCTACCCGCATGGTGGTCAATCATATCTCCTACATTAAGTATTACTTTACAATCATAATACTCAGACACAGATTCTAGGAAACTAAAAGCATCACGGTGGTGGTACGGTATGTGTAAGTCACTGATAATTAAATAGTTACCCTTACTACTTACTACTACACCACATCCTAGTATAGGTCTTTTTAATATTATACCTGACCCATACCTAGCTGCTACACCATCTGGATTCATTAAACATCCTACGGTCATAGCCCATCTAATCTGATTAGTGTCTGCTGCATAGCTAATCTCAAAGTTACTATGGAAGTGTCCTTGTATACTATTGTGTGAGAATCTAGCTGCATTATTCTTAGTGCTAGAACTAACACTATGTACCATCATAGTGTCAATCATTACTAGTCACCATTGTCTTCCCTAAACAACTAGGAAGATTAGGTTTTAACTTTAATTGTTCACGAATAATAATATCAAATTCTAATGCTGATATATCAAACTGAACCTTATCTATTACCTCTGACCGTTTGTCATAAACATTAACAGCTAACCAGTCTCCTGTAACCCGATGTTCTATAGAAAATGAGCAATAGTTTATACTACATATTCCTACAAGTAATGCGAATAGTTCACTCATACTTCCTCCAACCACTCTTGTGGTATTAGTTTCTTATCCCACTTGATGTTTTCATAATCACACCAAGTACCATAGTTCTTCTTTTTTGATTTAGTTAGCCACACGTTAGGGTTCTGAAACAACATACGTATGTCTAGCTCTGGATTACTACTCATAACAGCCTTCATTAACTTTCTATCGCTAGGTTTAAACCTACCTTTTGCTTCTACTATTATACCGTTAGGCAAGAAGAAGTCTGGTGTGTACTTCCTAGTTTCATATATATTACCACTACCACACTCCTGACACTTAGCGTTGTATGGTCTAATTTGATAACTGTATGACGTTGACTCGTAGGTAAAGCTAACGCCACGTTCTTCTAAGTTTTTAGCTATACGTGTTTCAAACTTACTACGTCCTCTAAACTTCATTATCTAATGTTTCCATATACGCCTGTAGCCAAGATGTTCTATGTTCAGGTTCAGGAGTCCACATTTGACCCTCCTCTCGTCTAATCCATAACAATCGAGCATTGGTTAGCCACTCTTCAGGTGTCTTACCGTTCTCAGCATATGCTAGTTGAGTTTCTATACTTAATTCTTTTTCATTATCCATCTTCCATAAGATTTGTCTAGCCTTTACATCTCCAATACCTTTGATACCAAAGATGTTATCTGTTCTATCACCCTTGAGTATCTGTTGATAGAAGTTAAGGATGCCCTCAAACTCTCCAATAGTATAGTTTTCTTTTTTATTCCAGTTGTAGTGATGTCCCGCAATCATATCTAAATCTTTATCAGTTGTGCAGATAGTAGTCGTACCCTCTGGACTGTTGACTTGAGCTATTCCCATAGCGTCATCAGCTTCTTGTCCATCAGTTATTATAGCGTCCCAAGTAGATACCATATAGACTCTGATAGCTTGATAGTGTAAAGGTTTAGGTGTGTCCTTACGGTTACCCTTATATGTATATGGGGAGGGGAGATCGTGCCTGAAGTTCCCCTTACCTGTTAAGTAAATTTTATGATTAGATGCTTCACTCTTTTCTTTAATGTCTTTTATCATTAGCTTTACAGAGTGTAAACAGTTCTCTACAGGTTCAGCTTTTACCCTCTTTTTAATAGCTTCTACATCTAGGTGAAACTCTGAGCAATGTTCTTTAGCTTCTTTCTTATACTGAAAAGAAGAGCCATCGGAGCAAGTGTATGTCCTTATATCACTTGCAAATCCACAAGAATATACCAGTACATCGCCATCGATCAGGGCTGTACGTCCGTTCTCTCCTTTAGTCTTAATCTTAGCTCTGATCAATGGCATGGTTATATCTCCTAGTCTTGTAGACGGTTATCATAAGCCCATCTGGTTAGACCAAATAAAGCATTAATGACACTATCACTAGTACCTACACCACCTTCTAAGGTAGCAGGTGCTATATCGTCCTGATATTTAGAAGGGATAGCAACGATAGTGGTTATATCATCATAACCTTTATCATTCTGGTTCATTATTAATGAACAAGCCTTACCTATCTGTGCATCCCAATCAGGTACATCACCTTCTGTAGCTGATGAATCAAATACAGAATAGAACTTTAGCTCATTACCTTTAGGTGTTAGTGTACTAAAGATGTTAAAAGGTCTAGTCCATAAGTATCGAGGCTTTTCTTCGCCATCAATAGTAATAGTCTTACCTACAATTTCCAGACCTAACGCTATCTTCTGAGCAGGATTCTTAACCTCACCTTTATACTCATCTTGATGTACACCTAAATCAGCCACATACACCAATCGAGCATCATACTCACCCGCCTCTAGGCTTTGATAATCTGAATCGCTACTAGTTTTAGTCGTTATCTTTCTATCTAAACTCATGCTTTATGCTCCTTGTTGTTGATTAAATTGTGATTCTTCATCTAAATACTGCCACCAAGTATCGTCTATTTCATCCTGATATGTTTGATACCATTCTTCATTATCTAAATCATTCATATTATAACCTCATATTTTTAGTATCATGATACTAAATTAGTAACTATAGTATATTATACCACGTATCTTTGGTGCTGTCTATTTTTATTTAATCTAATGTGTATCTGCCCACGATTTACCTATTGAGTAATCACCTGTAATAGGTACGTTCAGTTTAAAGACTTTTCCTGCAAGGTTCATAGCCTTAACTAAGATACGTCCAACCTCATCACCAAGTTCAGGTGTTGTCTCGTACTGTAGTTCATCATGATAATAAATTACCCTGTGAGCGTCAAGACTTCGTTCTATTATAAAATCATCAGCTATAACTCCCGCCATATCCATGATCTTAGCTCCTGTACTCTGACATTTAGCATTGAATACACTATGCTTTGCTCTAGTCACAATCTTTCCACCATCAATAGTAGTGATAAACTTCTGATGGTTGTTATCGTACTCCTTTTCAACCTCTACAATAGCTTTAGCTAAAGCCCAGTTCTTATTCCAGTATGCTTCATAGTGCCTCTTACCTACTTTTAAAGGTACTCCTAATGTCTCGCTGAATTTAGGAGGTTGACAGTTGTATTGCAAGGCATAAGCAGGGGACTTAGCATCCTGTCTGGAGCATCCCCACAGTTCAGCATTTTCAGCGTGTTCGTCATAGTTATCATCTAGCAGTTTATTAGCGTACTCACCACCATCAAACTTAAATGTATAATGTCCCTTCACCCTAGCCTCTAACCCACTAGCATCAGCCCCTACCATCACTCTACCTTCACTAGAAATAAACAGACTTCTCATCTCCTGACCTAACAGTGAACTTACTCTAGGAACATTAGCAACTACCGTATGCTTTTGTCTCTTAGTATTTGTTAGACCACTAGAGGCTGCACTTAATCGTCCATCTGTAGCTAATCTAGGGTTTGCTAACCATCCAGTGTTACGTCCCTCGTTCAACAGTACAGAGCGTCTATTGCGTAGTGACAGCCATTCGATAATAGGTCTTATTATATCATCATTACCGCCTAATCGCTCTAAATTAGGGCATAATCTACCATTCTCGTGTAGCTTAGGTGATGTAGTGATAACTTTACCACTAGTATCTCTCATAGGTTTGTTGTGTTTATCTTTCTTGAGATTCCAGAGGGTAGGTTTCCAACCTTTAGTCAATAACCAATTCTTAATGTGATGTTGGTGCTTTAATTCACTAGGAAGGTTATCTTTTACAGGTTCATTATGCGGTAATAAGAATCCAACCCCATCTTTAAAGCCCCAGTAACCCGCATGTTCGCCTGCTAATGTTATCTCATCAAACCATTTCTCACATATAGCACTGACACTTCCATCTTTTCTAAACTGTATCTTAGGTGGTGTCCATGCCCTAATCTCTGCTGTATTGAGTGGGCGAGCGGGTAGATTAGGCTCTACCTCTAGTCGTATCTGTTCCATACGTTTGTCAATCCAAAGAGTTAGTTCAGTAGCAGCTATAGAGTTAAAAGCTACACCATACCTTTCCTGTCTACACATACCCTCGTATGTCTTGTTTGCTAGGTCTACATTTTGTGGTAGGTTAATCATAATTCATCTATCCTGTTTTTAGCTATCTCAAAATACTCAGAGTCTAGCTCTATCCCTATAAAGTCTCTATTTGAATTCTTACAAGCAACCCCTGTTGTGCCTGAACCCATTGTGAAATCTAATACTGTTTCACCTTCGTTAGTGTAGGTTTCGATTAAGTATTCCATTAAAGCTACTGGTTTTTGGGTTGGGTGAACTTTGTCTTTGTCTCTCTTAAATTCTCGCCAAGATAAAGGGTGTCTATCCCCACTCTCATTATTCGTAACAGTTAAATCCTTGCCTCTATATACATCTGGTGCGCTGCCTCGTTTAGCCTTGTAAGGCTTACCTTTTGTTTTTTGAGGGTTATAAGTTGGTAGTTTTTTATACCAAACTAAAATATCTTCATGCGCTCTTAGCGGCATCCTGTTCGCGTTATAGTATCCTGTGCCTGCAGTCTTAATCCATTTCAGGTCATACCTGAACTTATCCATATATGAACTAATTAAAGTAGTCGTAAAGGGTTGGCTTGATGTCATAACGATAGCACCTTTAGGTTTTATAACCCGCTTCAACTGCTCCCACATAGGTTCTAAGGGAATGATTGAATCCCACTTACAGGCTGTCGTGCCATAAGGCGGATCGGTTAATATCATATCTATCGATCCATCAGGGATAGTCGGGAGCAATTCTAAGCAATCACCTTGTAATAATTTAATAGTCATATCTCTACCCCTAATTTATCAGCTAAGAATAAGAATACCGCCTCTGTTGACAGTACATCCTCTTCACATCTTTCTATATAATCCTTCAACTCTAAATTCTCCCAATCATCAATCGTAGGTTTATACGTTCCTAACTCCTTAGACCAAGGTAGTAGTCCATGCCCTCTAGGTAGGTCAGGATACCACTCTCGACTAAGTGCTAAGGTATCTATAAACTGCACCTGTATAACCTCATCATTGGGTAACGTCACACTATTACAGGTGAAGTCTTTAATGATACCTAGTTTAACAAGTAAAGGAAGATCATATCCAAACTGGTTATGAGCTACCCATGTATCACCTTCTCGAAACAACCCATTAAAATCATTGTGTACTGTATTCATCATCTTTTCATTAAGACCTTTAAAAGATAGACAATGTATCTTTGTTACTGTGTCTAGTAACCCATTAGCCTCAGTATCCCAACAGAATACGCTCATCGGTATATCACCAACATAGATGGAAAAGGTGCAGCATCTTTAGCAGGTACACCATTTACCTCAAACTTTAGTCTACCTTTAATGAATCTAATCTCTGCTTTGTGATAAATATATTCGTGAAAGGCTAGCGTGTCTGTTCTTGATGGTAATAACATGACAATAACTTCTGTATTGCCTTTAGTTGATTCCTCGTAAGCCTTCTTAATGAACTTCTTTTGTAGTCCTCTTGAATAAGGAGGGTTACAAAATACGTTGCCGTACCATTTTTGATCAGGATGTAAAGCGGTTGTTAGTTCTGGTTCTTTTCCATCAATACCATAAAAACTTGCTGCTTTACTGTTCACCTCAGTAGCAGCAGCATCTAAGTCAAAACCAAACTCTGCATCTAACTCATCAAACAACCATTGAGGAGTCTCCCAATCATCCTTCTTACTGCTAAACATTAGATCGTTATTCATCATTTAAACTCCTGAACGGGTTCTAAGTAGTCACCTGTATCACGGTTATAATATACATCAAAACTTCCAACATTACCAAAAGCTCGATCCTCTAATAAAACAAAGCTAGAAGTATTTCTTTCTATTGGATCGTCTACTGTCTTGTCTCTCTCGATCCCGATCATATAGTAACACGCCCTCATCATAGCCCTACTACCTGTAAATTGATTTGACCGTACCTTGCCACCTTCCTCATGTGCCTTGCCTGTCTGCGGTGATTTCAGGTGACAGAAGAAGATATAAAAGAATCCAATATCCTTTGCTAACTTACTGATTTCATCGGCTATACGCTCCAGTTCAGTATTAGCATCTGAAGCCACCATTCCAGTGGTCAATCGAGTTAGTGGGTCAATGATAACAGTCTTTGCACCTTCCACTACTACAGCATGACGTATCGCTAACTTTAAATCATCCCACTTAGTAGAACCATAGCTGTCATAAAGGATGACACTATCACCAATAGCCTCTACACCATCTATCAATTCCTGTTGAGTGAAGTCAGCGTCAGGCTTATGGAATTGCTTGTGCGCTATCTTTCCCGCTATCTTTCTGACTGTCATGCTAGGCTTTTCTTCTAGCTTAAAGACCGCCACCTTATCACCTAGTACCTGTGTATCGTAGTGTACGATCTGATTGACCGCTTCACTCTTACCCATCTTAACACCTGAACCAAAGTACGCACCTTCACCATCACGCCTACCATACGTCAGCTTAGTAAGACTATCCCAACACCACGCTCTACCCCATTCAGGCATCCTTGTGGCTTCATCAAAGACATCATCAACAGTTACGAACCCATCAGGCTTGAATGACTTGGCTTTAAAATAGCTATTAACAAATGACTTCTCCTTGCCATTCAACAACATAGCATTGGGATCTTTCTCTGTTATATCCATGATCTTAATATCAGGGAACAATTTTACTATGTCATTTACTAGCTTTTGACCTTGTTCATCCTGATCTGGACATAATATTATTTCTTCATACTTACTAAGGAACGTCTTATTATCTGTGAAGCAATTAATATTAGCACCGTGGGGTACTGACACCACCGCTTGCTTGTACTTAGACAGCATCTGATATGCTGCAAGTGCATCATCCTGACCCTCGGTTATCAGTAACCGTTTACCCTCAACAGCTACAGATTGCCCTATAAACTCCACTTGCTGCCCTTTTAAGGGTTGACCTATGATACTGAATGTCTTAGGTAGCTTTCGTTGCTTATACGCGACTACAGAGCCTCTCACAGTGATTG